AGAAGAAGTAAGGAACCCCAGTGTTAACAACTAAAGAGGTCATTGCGAAGGTAGGTCGCCTTCAGACCAAATTCGCAGCACGTGATCAGCGTATGCGCGACGTGCTCTCGGTACGCCAAGGAGACATTAGCAAGGTTTATCCTTCTATGTTCTCAGAGGACTACCCAAAGCCTCTCGTTGCTAACTTCGTTGACGTTGCAGCACGAGACTTAGCAGAGGTGATGGCACCACTGCCATCATTTAACTGCGCTGCAGTCAATATGGTTTCAGATGCACAGCGTAAAGCTGCAGATACCCGTACTCGTATCGCCAATTACTTTGTTACAGCCTCTGATCTACAGATTCAGATGTACCAAGGTGCAGACTGGTTCAATACTTACGGTATGTTGCCAGCACTTGTTGAGATGGATTACGAGACTAACTCTCCACGTATCCGTTTGCTCAACCCATTTGGTGTATATCCTGAGATTGACCGCTTTGGTCGCACCACTTCACTATCTCAGATAGTTGTAATGGATGCAGAGTCCCTTGCTGCTCAGTACCCAGAGTTTGCACCACAGATTTTGCCACGTAATAACTACGGACAAGGTTCACCTAACCTATCTGTTGTCCGTTACCACGACAAGGATCAGGATTTAATCTTTATCCCAGAGCGTAACAACCTAGTCCTTGCTAACCTACCTAACATAACTGGTAAGTGTTTAGCATCAGTTGCTATGCGCTCATCCCTAGATGGCGAAGCACGTGGACAGTTTGATGATGTGCTGTCAGTTCAGTTAGCCCGTGCTCGATTTGCAGTGCTACAGATTCAAGCAGCTGAAAAATCTATCCAAGCACCTATTGCTATCCCACAAGATGTGCAAGAGTTGGCACTTGGTCCTGATTCAATTATGCGTTCTGCTAACCCACAAGGTATTCGCCGTGTTCCTTTGGAACTACCACCTGGAGTCTTTACAGAATCCGGTGTCCTAGAGCGTGAACTACGTATGGGTGCTCGTTACCCTGAGACTCGTTCAGGTGATATCAGCGCATCTGTTATTACAGGTCGCGGTGTACAAGCCCTACAAGCAGGATTTGATACACAGATCCGTGCAGCACAGGCACAGTTTGCTCGTTTGTTTACAGACCTAGTATCTCTTTGCTTTGAGATTGACGAAAGAGTCTTTGGTTCTATGACCAAGGAGATTCGTGGCGTTGATGACGGTACTCCATACTCAATGAAGTACATCCCATCACGTGATATCAAGGGCGAGTACGGCGTAGATGTACGTTACGGCATTATGTCTGGTATGGATCCTAACCGTGCCATCATTGCATTGCTTCAAATGCGTTCAGATAAACTCGTATCACGTGACTACGTGCGTCGTGAGATCCCTATGGAACTAAATGTTACCCAGGAGGAACAACGTGTTGATATTGAAGAGATGCGCGACTCTCTGCGTATTGCTGTTGCACAGTATGCACAGGCAATACCGGCTCTCGCGGCGCAAGGACAAGATCCAAGTCAGATCGTTAACCGTATCGCAGGTGTTATCCAGGGTCGTCAAAAAGGACTCTCACTAGAGTCTGTTATTGAAAAGGTCTTTGCACCTGAACCAGCACCAGCACCAATGCCTAGTGCAGAACAAATGATTCCAGCAGCAGGTGCGGCCCCCGCCCCTGCCTCGCAGCAACCTCCACAAGAACAAGGCGGTATGGCCCCTGCTGCTGGTCCAGCTCAACGTCCAGACATTGCAGGTTTACTTGCATCCATCACAGGCGCAGCATAGGAGGAGGTGTAAAATGAAAAAAGGAACATTCGCAAAGGCAATTATGGCTAAGGTCGTAGAAGGCAAGCGAGATACTTCAAAGCCAGCAGGTCCAGGCAAAGTATCTTTTGGTATCGTACCAGCAGGCCGTAAGGGTACAGCTGTTAAAGTACGTAAGGGTAAGTAATAATTCAAATGAGAGGCGTGCTGGATGAGAAACGATGACGATTTTATACCTCGTCCAGTACGTCGCTCTGATTTTACAGTGATCTTTGCAGGCTTAGTACACAACCTAGCCTCATCATTTCACACATTTACAGAAGAGATATTAGAAATTTCTATCTATCACGCTAATCAAAAGACAAAGACAATGAAGGCTTGGGAAGATATGAGCCAAGACCTAGAGAAAATTCAGGAGGAAACAGATGGCTAGAGGTCCACTCGCCGGTGCTTCAGGTCCTGGTAAGTTTTCAAAGCGAACAGATTTACCTTCTGCCTATTACGGTGAAGGTGTAGAAACAGCAGCCATTAAATCAGGTGCGCCATTGGCAACCACTCCAGATGTGCGCCCATCACAGGCTCCAGCAGTACCTGCTCAAGAAGCAGTCACGCCACTATTTGCACCAACACAACGTCCTAACGAACCGATCACATCAGGTATTGATACTGGTGAGGGTCCAGGTTCTGAAGCATTGATGATGCGACGCAGCACAGAAAAACTTTCAGACATCTTGGTTAAGATGCTTCCATATGATACAGACGGCTCTATTAACATCTTGTATCAAGAAGCCATAGCGCGAGGTAACTAATGGCAGATAACCTAAAAGCAGCAGCTTTTGAGGCTAACCTGTCCAAATCAGAACTTGATAAGGTTGATGATTTTAGCAAAGCACTTGCTGTTCATAAGAAACTTAGCAGTGTCCCTTCTGCTGTAGCACAACAGCAGTACGCAACTCTTACACCAAAGCAACAGGCTAGCCTAAAGAAAAACTTTGGAACTGAATCTCCAGACCAGAAGCCTGATCGTGGTTGGTTATCTACAGCCTGGCACTATGCTGGCGAAGGACTTATGTTTGGTACAGAACTTGTAAACCGAGCATTTCGTACCGGAGCTATCGCTGTTATGGAAGGCGAAGATCTCAGCACAGCCTGGAAAGAAGCTGGCGCTAATGGAGAGAAGAAGTTTAATCCCAACCGTGTTGATGCAGCACGTCAAAAGTACGGCGATACAGCCGTTAATGTGGCACTTAAGATTGCTGAAGGAGTAAAGCCACAAGAACTTATGGCTACTGCTACTGAAGAAGAAAAGTACTTCCTTCAGATTGCAGATAAGACCAACTCTAAGGTACTAGGTATCAAGGACGAGGGCGAACTCACAGCAGCTCGTGATCTCTTTGACGATACTATTGCAGCAGTTAATGCTGCTAAGTACTCACCTGGTCGCTTACTTGCCAACGCAGTTGATGCGCTTATACCAGGTGACTTCTATGAGAATGGTTTCTTTTACAAGTTAACCTCTGGTACTGCCGATGCTCTCTGGCGTTTACGTACAGATCCTCTACTTCTTGTTGGTAAGGCTAAAAAAGTCTACGATATAAACAAGTATTCTTATGAAGTTATCCTTGATTCCGTCCGTAAGGGTGGAGTAAAAGCAGATGATTACTTTAATATGCCTACAACTCAAGCATTTTGGAATGAGTACGGTTCTAAGGTTGCTACATATAACAAGGCTTCTAAAGCAGGCGATAATCTAGCAGCAACCACAGCCCGTCGTGAGATGGAAGTAATGGCTCCTGAGTTTGGCTCAGCCGTTATTAAACTCTTTGCTAAGAACGATGTTACAGATGTTACTAGCGCAAAGGCATTCTTCCTTAATAGCGATGACGCATTTAAGTTAGTAGATGGAAAGATAGGCCGTAAGCGTTTTATTCTTCCTAAACTTGATGCTGGCCGTAAGACTCGAATAAAGACAGTAACTACAGCTAACAAAGTATTTAACCTTGACATTATCGGTCCATCTCTTATGGATGATATGTTCTTTGGAAAGCCAACAGATGCCGATGGTATCTATAAGGCTATTGTCGATACACCTGAAGAAGTTGCCAAAGCACTCAAAAGTTCTGGCAAAGGTACTCTTCGTTTTTCTACAGGTCAGATTCAACGTCGTATTGATAATACAAAGCGCAAGCTTGGTGCCATCCCGATGTTCAAAGACAACCTATTTGATGTTACAGCCAAAGATGCTGATACTCAGATCTATCGTCTTGCTGCAATGATTATGCCACAGCGTGAGTCACGTCTTATCGCTGAGACATTTGCAGGCACTGATGAGATTGGTCGCCGTAAGGAAATCTTCTACGGCCTATGGAATACTATTGCAGAGTTTCGTGGTCTTGATGCTACCAAATCTGGACAGATTATCGTTCGTCGCTTACGTGGCAAAGGTCAGGCTAAGTTCTCCGTATCACGTGTAGATGACTATTCAGAGTATCCAGTACTGCCATCTGAAATGAGTCCTGTTACTACGGCTCCATCTCTTATTGATATTGATCGTGCAGCATCACGTTCTGGTTTAGCACAACGTATGCTAGGTGTGGCTAATTCACAATGGGTAGACAATATGACCAATGCTTGGTCGTTCCTAACTCTTGCTGGTCCTCGCTATGCTATCCGTAACGCTGGTGAAGACTTAATGATTAACCTTGCTATGGGTAAAAGCGTGTGGGGTCTTGCTAAAAATTACCAACTTACTACACGTCTTAATACAGCCTTTAAGCAAGTTGAAGGTGTAAGCGCAACCGAAAAGTGGGCGTCTAATCCTCTTGGTATTATGATGCGCTTTGTTAATGGCAAAGAAGCACAGAAATATACAGATGAAATTGATGCACTTGAAAAGACTATTCGTGTAAAGCAGAAAGAAATTGCAGATCTTAGAAAGACTGTAACTACAAGCCGTGACCAAAATGTAGTAAGACAAGCCCAAGATAACCTAGATAAACTATCTAAGGAAATTGAAGGTGGAGTATTTCAACAGACTCAACAGATTTTTGCTCGCGCTTTAACTGAAGGCCGTGTCAACCGCTTACTTAAGTCTATGGGTCGTGAAAACCTTAACGCTGATGAGATTGCAGCACTATCAGACCAGGTTATTTATGGAAACATTGAGAACCTTATGTCTATGGTTTCTGAAGGTGGCCTCAACTTTGCCAATGGTGGAAACTACCTTAGCTATGCCTCTGATTTTGCAGAGCAGATGGGTGTTCGTGTAGCAGATCTGCGTATTGACCTAGATGGTCTTAATACCAAATATGCTCGTGCAGCAGGATCACGTGGATTCCGTGAAATTGGTCTTACTTCTGGTAACGAAGCATCAATGATTTCTTGGTTATTGCGTATTTCTTTCTATGGAAACGATGATCTTGGTAAGTTGGCTATGGCAAACCTATCTGATAACCCAATAGAGGAAGCACAAGCCATCAAGAAGATCCTTGGTTATCTTAAGACCACTGAAGGACGAAAGCTTATGGATGAAGCCCGTCTAACATCTGGTCAAATTATAGATGAGATGGAATATGCACGTATTGTTTATGACCGTGCTAAGTCTATTTTTATCAAGAGTGGCGATGACAAACTTAACACAGAACTTCTTGATAAGATACGAGTAGTCGATGGACGTACTGGTGAGTTTGTCATATCAGGAAAACTGACACTAGATGATCTACCAACTAATGATCTTGATATGCCAAGATCCGTTATCGGTCCAGAACTTGTCCCAGTAACAGATACAGGCAACTACACATCACCACTTATCCAGCAAGGTTGGACTTGGTTGGGTCTTTCTAACGCACGTATCTCACGTCAGCCTATTGCTGTATACGAAATGCTTGATATTCGCAAGCAGATGAAAGAGACAGGCTTTGAAGAAGAGTTCATTAAGAGCTTTATACGAGGCATTAATCCAGAAGATGCTGCAGCTGTTAGAACTGGTACAGAAAACGCTAAGCGTGAACTTGCTCTTATGGTTGAAGAACGTGCCGTATCACAGGTTAATGCCTATGTAGATAATCCTTTGGTACGTAGCCAGATTTCATTTGGGCTTCGTAACTTTGCACGTTTCTATCGTGCTCAGGAAGACTTCTATCGTCGTATGGGTCGCCTAGTTAGGTACAACCCAGAGGCTATTCAACGCGCAGCACTTACATTCGATGGTGTTTCACACTCAGGATGGATTCAAGAGGATGATCGTGGAGAGTTGTACTTCGTATATCCACACTTTGCACCAGGATATAAAGCAGTACAGACAGCGCTGACAGCGCTAGGCGTTCCACAAGACTTTAAGGTTCCATTCCCAGTTCAATTCGGTGGAGCAGTCAAGATGCTTACACCTTCTATGAACCCAGATTCACTATTGCCTACATTTGCAGGACCTGCAGCAGCCTTACCTATAACTCTAGTCGAGAACTTGGTAAGCCTATGGCAACCAGAGATGGGCGACAAGCTGGCTCGTTATACTTTAGGTACATATGCAGTTGATACAGATCTTGTATCTCGTTTAATGCCAGCACACGTTAACCGTGCTTTGAATACTATGAACCAAGATGAGCGCAGCTCTCAGTATGCAAGCGCATACCGTAAGGCTGTGACTTATCTTGAAGCTTCAGGTAACGGTATTCCACAGAAGTTTGACGATATGGGTAACCTCATTCCACCAACTGCTGCAGAACTTGAAGACTATAGACAAAAGATTCGTAGCACGACTCTTGGTATTCTTGCTACACGCTTTGTATTTGGATTCTTTGCTCCAGCATCACCTTCGGTACAACTCAAGTCTGATATGGCTGAGTGGGTACGAGATGCAGGTCTTGCAAACTGGAAGCAAGCGTTTAATCAACTCCGTACACAGTACGGTGGAGATTACAATGCTGCAATGGCACGTTGGGTAGAACTATTCCCAAATCAAGTTCCATACACAGTTACAGAATCAGAGCGTCAGACTATCTCAACCTTTGGGTATGCTGAAGAATCTGGAAAGTTTGTAGAAGAAAACAAGAAACTCTTTTCTTCATACCCAGAAGCAGCAGCATTCCTTATCCCTCACAAGGGCGGTTTCTCTTTTGATGCCTACAAGACTATGGCAGATATGGGATTGCTTAAGAGCAAGCGAGTCGAAGACTATCTTCGTGAAGTTCAAACAGCATCTGATCTTCAGGTTTACTATGAGCGTCGCAATGAAAACGAAGAAGCCCTTAAGACGGCTGGTTCAGATGTAGCACGTCGCTTTATTCGTCAGCAATTTAATACCTGGAAAGAACAATTCTTTGCAGGACGTCCACTTGTGCAAGAAGAATTATCAGGCGGAGCTGAAAAGGCTATACGTCAAAATAGAGCACTTGATGACCTTAAGAATATGTTAGATGATGCTGAGTTTTCTGGCATCCGTAGCGATGTTCAAAAGAGTCTTCGTCAAATGATTGACTTGTATAACGGTTACCAAATTCAACGCGACTCTATGGAAATGCTAGGTACTTCCGATGAGATTATTTCTGCCATCAAGCAGAGTACAATGCAGCGTATGAAAGAACTTGGCAAACAAAACGAAAATACTCAGGCAGCATACGACACATTATTCTCACGATTACTAGATTAACAAAGGATAGAACGCAATGGCTCTTACTCTCAAAGACTACTTGAAGAACAACAAGTCTCTTCAGGCTGCTCGAAAGAAGCTTACTGCCGCGCAAGCAGCTCTATCACAAGAGCAAAAGGCTATCAGTGGTATTCCTGCTAGTGCAACAAGCGTTTTGCGGAACCAAGTTCAACAACGCTTAAACGCTGCTCAAGAGAATTTTGATAAAGTTAAAGCAGAGTTTGATGCAGAAGAATTAAGAGTTACAGATTACTTTAATAAAAATGTTCAAAAGATTACATCAGAGTATGATGCTAAATCTGATGCTTCAGATAGGGACAGACTATCTGCTGCTATAGCTTCACGTCAGGGATTAATCAGAGCCAATCAATCTACCACTGTTCTTGATAATCAGATTAAAGATCTAAACGATAAAATTAACAAGACAGGCAAGTATGCACCAAAAGGCCCTGAGATGTCATCCGGTGGTGCATCAGGTGATGGCACTGGTGGTTTTACTCCACGTGATTACGCAACAGAGCTAGCAACTACTGGGCAAGCTATTGCCAAGATGAGCGAACCAGAACGCCTTGCACTTGCAACAAGACTTAAGTCTGCTGGTTATAATGTTCCAGTTACTGGTGTATATAACCAGAAACTAATCGATGCCTACTCAATGGCTATCCTTGAAAACCAAAATCGTTCTACAAACTTCCAACAGGAAATTGGCTTTGAAGCCTTCCTTGAGTCTAAGGCGAAAGAGGCAACGGCTCTTGGTGCTGGTGCAGGTGGAACAGGCGGTACTGCTGATGCTCCTTATGCCATCATTGCAAACCCTACTCAAGCAGCGGCCTATGTTAACGCTGTAATCAAGTCAACTCTTGGAAGAGATGCAACAAAGGCTGAGATAGATAAACTTGGCGCTGCTTTAATAGATGCACAGCGTAAGAACCCAATTAAAACCAAGCTTAATAAGCAGGGTGTTGCTGAACGTACTGGTGGAGTAGACCCAGAGCAGTTTCTTTTTGCTAAAATCCAAAGCCTTCCTGAGTACAAGCAAAGAGTTACAGCAGAAAACGACATCAACATACAGTCATTGGCTAAGACTGCTAAGGCAAATGGGCTTAACCTCACAGATAACTTTGACAAGGATGTTGTTAACTCTTGGGTAAAGCGTATTCAAAATGGTGAAGACCCAGATGTATTTAAGAATAAGATTCGTCAGCAAGCGTTTCGTTCTATGCCGCAATCAGTGCGTGATTCACTAGATCCAGACTTAGATCTCAATGCAAACTTTGCCACATACATTAACAGTTATGCAAAGACCTTTGGTATACCAGCAACTCAGGTAGATGTTATGAAGATAATTCCTTTGGCAACAGATGAAAAGGGTTTTGTAAGCATCCCAGGGTTTGAGAAAAAGAAGAGAACTCTTACTGAGTGGCAGTACACACCAGAGGCAAAAGAAGAAGTTTCCAATATAGCTAGCAGAGTCCTTCGTGACTTCGGATTTACGGGGTAAATAAATGGTTGATGAAAGAGATAAAGCACGAGCAAGGCTAGGTCTAGCACCTCTACCTAGTGCCAGAACTGATTCTGCTGTATCTGTAGATGAGCGCACACAAGCACGAGCAAGACTAGGTCTTCCACCGTTATCATCGACACCTGCTGTAGTGCCAACAACTTTAGCACCAGTAGTACCAACTACACCTGCACCAGTAGTACCAACAACTCCAGCACCAGTAGTGCCTCAAGACGACTCTGACCGTCAATCTGCCTACGATTTACTTTTTGAAGAGTTCAAGAGATACGGATTAGAGTCTTTAGTGACACCACTTAAAGATCTTATTTCAGATCCAAACATTTCTGAAGGTGAATTTTCTTTGAAGTTGCGTGCTTCTAAGCAGTATACAGATCGCTTCAAGGCTAACGAAGGTCGTCTTGGAAAAGGACTTAGAGCACTCAGCGAAGCAGAATATATTAGACTTGAAGACCAATACCAAAACATTATGCGTAACTATGGTATGCCTGCAAGTTACTATGCCAAGGGAGAACTTGGTCGCCAAGAAGCATTAGAGAAGTTTATTGCAGCAGATGTTTCTCCTACAGAATTAGAAGATAGAATTATGACCGCGCAAGATAGGGTCATCAATGCTAATCCAGAGGTTGCAAACGCGCTTAAGCAGTTCTACCCAGATATTAGCAATGGAGATATTCTTGCCTATGCTCTTAACCCAGAGCAGGGTCTTAAGGATATCCAGCGCAAGGTAACTGCAGCTGAGATTGGTGGCGCTGCTATGGCTCAGAAGCTAGGTACATCAGTATCACGTGCTGAAGAGTTAGCCAAGTATGGCGTAACCAAAGAAACAGCACAAAGAGGATTTGAAGTAGTAGCTCAGGCTGCACCACGTGGTGGACAACTGGCTGCAATCTATGGTCAAGACCCATATACACAGCAAACTTCAGAAACAGAAATTTTTAATCTTGCAGGCTCAGCAGAAGCTGCTAAGAAACGCAAAAAAATATCAGGATTAGAAGAAGCCACTTTCGGTGGTCAATCTGGTCTAACACAAGGCGCACTAGCACGAGATAGATCTGGCGCTTACTAACAAACAAAGCCTGCCATTGGAGCGACTGGTCCAATGGAGTGATAACAAAACCAGTAGTAGAAGCCATATGAGAAACCCCAAACTTATATGAGGTCTGCGCTAACAACTAATAGGGAGAAGGACCACTATGTCCAATTACGACTACGAGGACGACGACTCAGATCTAAACGATTTGG